GCATCTGTTCAGCCATTGATTGCGGTTGACCAGAAATCATTGATAGTAAACGCATAGCCATTGTGTGGGCATTTGTATCTGCGCTTATGTATAGTGTTGGTACTTTACTTCTAAGGGCAATCGCAAGAGCAAGTGTTGATTTACCTGCTCCTGGAGTGCCTGCAATCATAGATACCTCAGCCCGACGAATGATAATTTTATTAACATCAAAGGTACGAAAGACTGATGGCAATGGTTCACCACCAATATCTTTACTACCTACGGCACGGGCTAAGGTTCTCATTTCTTAGAAAGAATTCCACTCAGAATCAGTACGGCGAATCCATGCTGGTTCACATTGGTCTGGTGTTCCCTTAGGTGAAGGACACATAAATGCCTTCCATGGTCCCTTAGCACCTGCACCAGTACGTTTTGTCATCTCACCATGCTTACAAGTCCTCCCTGAAGGACCAGTACTTGGGGTGAAAGTTTGTGTTGTATTAGGTGCTGGCGTTGCGCCTAGCCCCTGAGTAAGGTTACCTACCGCCGTCTCATAAGACATTGATGGTCCCTCTAATGAAGTTGCCATAGTTGAGATTAGATTCTCAGCCCCGACATCTCCCAGTATTTGAGTCAAGTTAATCTTGAACTCATCAGCGGTGTTACCAGCGATCAGAAATATCCGACCATCTGATAACTTACTACTAACTTGGAAGTTAGCATTAGCCATTGGTTTTCTCCTTTTTTGTATATTGTCCGTTCATAAACTTACAGTATGATAGCACACCACATCTACCACAATTAGACAAATTAGGTAAATAAATCTCAGCCTTACGGGCTCTATCAAACTCTGAATATATTTCTTCTACCTCTTCGGTAGCAAGATGCTCAAGGTTCCATGTAGATATTTGGCCAGTGCGAGCATCCCAGAAACCAGCCTTGTCCACTTCTACACCATTCTTGCGTAAAGCCCACGCATAGGTAGCAAGTTGAAGTGGATGTCTCTGAGATGACGCCCCTGTCTTAATATCTAAAAGGACTATATTGCCATCGTAATCCGTCATCACTCGGTCGATAGCCATCTTAACCACAGTATCTACCAAAGGAATTTCATACTGTTTCTCGATGTAGTCTTCATAGATATTCCACCCGTTGTTCCTAAAAGTAATCCAACGATCAAGCATCCATAGACCTTCACCATACCACCAAGACATGTCTTCGCGTTTGGCAAATTCCCATGTATTCATGTCACCATTAAGTTCTTCATCTTCTCTAACTTGATTGTGCCATGCTTCATTCCAAATGATTTCTGCGTCATTAGGATTTAAGTCCCACATTTCAGTAGCCTTGTGGACAGCAGATCCACCCGTAAACCATACAGCATGTTTTTGGGGTACACCTTGTAATTTAGTTAAGTTATATTTCCATCCACACTCTAAGTAAGTACCAAGAGATGAATAGGATATATGTTTAGATAATTCGGTCATGGTGTAACCCTAACATACCCTATTGGCTGACGCCAATTGATGACTGCCTGAACCCTGAAATCAGAAATGCCCCCCCCCACCCCCCATAATAAATCATGGTGGTTGGGAGGCTGGTTAGGCTTTTGCCGTCACCCGTCAATCGAAGTTTCTGCCCCACGGTTTCCCGTAGCGCAATAGTAACACATATGCTATGATCGTGCTATGCCAACCTACGAATACAAATGCAATGTCTGTTCTGGGCAACAAGAATTAAATAAAGCACATAGTGATGAAACTATACCAGTATGCTGTGATGTGAGTATGACTCGTTTATGGTCTGCTATCCCTACCATTTTTAAAACGGGTGGCTTCTATAGTACAGGTGGATAAACAGCAAAAGACCCCCCTTCCTAGTATCTCTACTGGGTTGGGGGGCTTTCGTGTCTCTAAGGGGCCTTTAAAGCCCGATTAGAGGTATATAATTACTTACTACCTACACCAAATTCTGGTGATGCTGGGTCCAATGCCTTTAAAACAGGTCCTGCTACTGCAGCAACACCCGCTAATGCAAGTGTTTTTAGGTCAGTTGTACCAGCAAGGTACAGCGCAAGTACGGCAGCAACGGCTGCACGTAAATAGGTTGCAACAATTGCTTTTAATTTAGTTGTATTCATATTGTCCTTTAAGGGCGAGCAACGCCCATTACGAGGGAGTAAGCACGTTTCTTTAGAAACACACCATCTCCATTTGATTGACTGCCCTTATTATCCCCTGAGGTATTACCCTCATAGACCATAAGGTATTTTTTCCCATCGTTGCTAGCACAGATACCAACATGGTCAGCCTCTGCATCAGCATCGAATTGGAAGAATACTACATCACCTGGTTGGGCTGCGCCAACTGGGACTATCTTGTTTTTACTTGTAAACCATTTAAGCCCTGCTTGACAGGAGGCAAATCCTTTAACGGTCTGAGCCGCTACCTTAGGTGCTAGCCCTGCTTGGTCAAAGCACCAAGATACAAACATGGCACACCAAGGGTTATTGTTTAGCCCATACCACTTGCCATACATACTGTCGTTGTTTTTGCCAACCTCTTTGTATCCTACTTGAGACTTGGCTATATCTACTACGCTCATTTTTGCCCATTCTTTAATGATTGTATTACTAACTCTGTTAAAAATTCTACTTTGTCGTCTAGTTGATTGACTTTATCACGAAGGCTTGAGCCTCCATTTGGTTTAAGTTCAGCAAGGTAATGCTTTACCATCCATCTAATCGCAGCAGCAAGGGCTCCAACAAGTGTTGTTATTGCTACTACTAGTGCTGCGTAATCATTCGGTGTCATTATACTGTTCTAATCATAATTTCTATGATTCCTCCAAAGCCATCAAATCGTCTATCAGGTGGTGTCATACGAGTAAATGAAATCTTTTCTATAACTGCCTGTAAAGATTCAGATGTAGTTAAATCTTGCCAAGTAATAACATCGCCAGTTTTTTCAATCTCTTCAAGTAATCTAATGCGGTCAAACGCTCTACCTTCATAACCAACAATAGTATTATATTTATCTGTCTCTACATCAAAGCAATAAACAGGAAATTCAATAACTCTTACGCGAGGTGTAGCAATAGTTGCTTTAGCCTGGTATCCCTTAAATGTAGGCCCAAGGGTAGTATCAGTACTGTCACGTGTAAATGTAAACTTGTATGCCAAAAATTCTTGGGCTGTAGCAGGTTGAGAAGTGGTTACTTCTACTGGTTCTACGTTTACTGAGTATCCAATGTGGTCATACTCTGTTTCACTACCACCAGCATTGGTAGCAACAGAAGATAGTAATGTTTCTCCAGAAGTAAATGAACCTCTAGCAATTAAACGTTTAAAGTTTTTAGGCTCTAAGGTTCCGTATCTAATTTTGCCTGTCTTGATGTAGCCAGTTTCGGCTAGAACTGTAGTTGATTGGATAGCAATACCATTGCTACCAGATGTAGTAAATGCTATTTGGTCTGAGTTACCTACAAAATCTACGCTAGTAGCATAACCACCTACTCCACTAAGGAAGGTATCGGTAGCATAGGCAAAGCGTAAAATCTCAACTTCGTTGCCTAAATCAATTCTGTATAGTCCAGGGCAGCCACCAATAGAACCAGTTACCCATACAAATCTATTTCTAAATGCAAAGTCTAATCCTGTATTGGTTGCTTCAATAATTAATGGACCATAACTTAAGTCTCCATTAGTATCTGATATAGATGCTACACGCACACCCTTGTTGGTGCCAATTACTAGGTAGCCTAAGTAAGATTCAATCTTAGTTACATACTCACCACTAGGTAGTTTTGCTGCAACAATACCTGAGGTAAGAGTTGGCATAACACCAGCAGTAGATAAAACAAATTTATAAATAGCAGACTCACCACCAGCATAGCCAGCAGCATAGATAGCAGAGCCACCTTCTGATATGGATGTCCAAGTCCAACCAGTGTTAGGGTGTGTGTATGTAGCAGTAGGTAGAGTAGTAGTGCCGAGAGCACCAGTTAATTCATATATAGATGTACCTATACCAGCAACAAGACGTTGTTTAACCCAGCCCATCTTTACTTTAGCATTACCAGTACTGTAATGATTATTTAAAGCACCAGTAGCACCAATTGTTTGATAATAAATACGAGTAGCATCAGCAATAAACAGTGTGGTTCCATTG